TGGCGCTGGCTGCGAGGATTCTAACGCTGGTATCGTCTGTTGCCCACATCAATTCTACATATTCGGTGGGTTCTAACTGGGTAATAAAGTTCCACGCCGCTACCGTTCTGGCTGCGGTGCCTTGAATAGCAATTGTAGTTGCTGTGTTTGGGACATTGGTTCCGTTCTTGCGAAGCCAAATGTAGATGTTGCCAGCACCGCCAGAGGTCTTATCCAATTGCGCCGAGAATTGCACATTGTAGACACCTTGGAAGTCTGCAACGAGCCGCGAGGTAGGCGACCCGATAGACACGCCGTTGCTGCTGTCGGTGGTGTTAAACACCATGCCGTAGGCAACATCAATCGACGCAGCAACCTGCGTGGTGGTGTCCGAAAACGAACCGTAGTGCAGGATAGGAACCGACCGCCCGAAACCTTGCAACTCTTCCCAGAGCGTGTTGCTGACGGCAAAGAACATAGCCGAGCAGTCAGGGTTAATTGTGCCAAAGCCTGCATTGTTGATGCTGCTACCCGCGTCATACGGGTAAACCGTGATGGGGTTAGCGGTGCTGTTCTTGACGATGACGGTTGCACCCGCCTCCGTCGGTGGAAGTCTTACGCCCGTGCCAACCGCCGCGCTGTCTACATTGGTGTAAACATAAGTCAATTGCAGGGCGTTGCCTGCCGAGGTTCCGGCAGCGGTCGCTGTGTTGATGCCGTCGCCGCAGATGGAGACGGTCTTGAGACTGTCTACGCCTGCGCCCAGCACCCGTGAGGGTATCGCCATCTCAAGCAGCCAGCGCCATCTTGCGGCGCTCTTCGATGATGGCGGCAATCAACCCCGGCCCCTTGGCCTCAACCGTGATTTCCGGCATCACGGAGTAAATCATCTGGAACTCGTTTGCCTGCTGCGCCATCGCAGCATTGCAGGTGAACTTGCGCTTTTCTGCGCCCACATAGACATCCATCGTCGGGCCGGTCATCTCGCCCGTAAACCGCTTCATGCCGTCAGCCCGATTGCAACTGTCGTACCCGTACAACACAAAGTTGCGAAAGCCCAGTAAGTACCCGATGTTGATGGCACGCATCCCGCTAGTGGTGCCGCCGCCAACCGCCAACTTGCCAGCGCCCAACGCCTTCATCTCCGGCCCTTCAGCCCATGAGTGCCACAGGACGACCTTGCGCTCTTTTAGCGTGTCGAAGGTGACCGGGGGGCAGCGGGAGGCAACGAGGTAGGTGGTGTGCGCGTTATGGCGCTGTATACCGCTTGTGCGGTCACGGGGGTCAAGGTTAAGCCACAGGTCAGGCTCTATGCCGTTCTCGCACAGGAAGTCGTGTGCGGCCTTTACAGCGACAATCGGGCGACCGGCCTGTCGCTGCGCCCGAATGTCCTCTACGAAACTAGGCATTGACCACCCACTCGCTACACACACGAATGTTCCATCGTGGGTGCAGAGAGCGGGGGCCAACTCTGGCAACCCACGGGCAAGCGACGAGCGAATGTTGGAACAGAGTTCCTCCGGTTTGCCAGCCGCCTGCACCGTGAGTTCCAGTTTTTGCATGATTACGGGGTAACGTTAGCCGGTACCGGGATAACCATGGTGAACGCTGCAACCGCAGTCATAGCCGAGGTAGCCGAGGCAGTCACTTGAGTGACCACGCCAGCGACCAGAGCGCCCGACACGGTGGCATCATCCAACCGGCCTTCGGTGCTGGTGGTGTAGAGGGCAACCGCCGGGAGGCAGGAAGCCGACACATTCACTCGCACCAAACCGCCCAACTGCACCCAGCCGTAGTAGCCGGACGCAATCGACACTTGCGCGAAGCCGATACGCTTGGTATCAGCAACACGCGCCGTCGTCGCGTTGGTTACGACATTGGTCGCAGGGATGCAAACAGCGTTGTACTGCGAGATGGTCGAAGCCGCCTGCACATACACCGCCAAACCACCATCATCAAGCGTCACGACCGTGCCGGGATTGATGGCAGCGGTCGAGTCGGTATTACCGAGAGCAGGGTACGCAAACCCGTTAACAATAACAGTCATTTTGTATCCCCTATCAGTTAATCAACACGCCGCAGAACTGCGGGCCGGACGAGGTAAGGTTACCCGCCCAACCAATCAGTTTCACGATAGCGTCTTGGTTGACAGCCTGACGGTCGCCGCCAATCGGGACAAAGTTTCTGTCCTTGTGGGGGCGGAACATCAGGTACTTGGTGTTGAGGAACCACATATGGTTGGCATTGCCCACGCCGCCGTTGTACGACGACGAACCAATACCACCATCAAGCACCACGTCCGAGGCCATGCCCGCGCCAAAATACTTCAGCGAGGCGAAGCCAGCGCCAGCCATGCCCGAACCGGAGTCCGTGATGCGCTGGATGGCCTGAAGGCTCTGGAGGTAGAACTTGTAGTAGTTGTTGTCCGCAACGATGAGGTCGGGCTTGTCAGTACCACGAATCAACTGCACCGCAACCGCATCCATGTAGCCTTGAATGTTGCTGCTGGTGACAGCGCCCGTGCCGTCGCCCGTGGCCGAGAAGGCCACCGAACGCCAGAACTGCCACACCTGACGGTTGATGCCGCCGTAGGTGCCAGTCGACGGGCTATCCGGCACAGCGGCAGCAAGACCCGTGAGGTTCTTACCCGCGTTGCCGGTTCCGTCGCCGTACAGGTCACCGCTGATGCGGTTCGCCAGTTGCGCCTCGGCAACCTCCATACGACCGTCGAGCAGGTCGATGATGGCTTCCTTACCCGAGTTCTGAATCATCTCCAGACCCGAGATGGACACAGCAGACGCGTACTGCGTGATGCTGAACTGCGCCGCAGAGATGGGCGAGTTCTGACCGACGTTAAGCACCTCGTACCCAGAATACGAATTTGTATTATTGGTCGTATTATCTTGGTACATGATTTCCTGGAGGATTACGTTTCCTCCCGAAAAGGTCTTAACATTGCCCCTTTCTTTGAGACGACGAAGCAACGCATTGTTGTTCGTCACGTTGTCAGCGAGTTCACCGCTACGGCTCTGAATGTTAGTAGCGATGATGTCGCTGATACTGGAGTTAGCAAAAGACATTTAATTGACTCCTGAATCAGTTAATTACAACCGCGAACTGGATTCTTCAAACGCTTCTTCCAGCATTGCGCGGCGACTATGCGCTTTGGGAGCCGTGTTAGTTCCGGGTGTGGAACCTCTGACGCTGACCGCTGCTGCTCGGGCGGCTTTCGCTGCCCGGTTCTTCTCCGTTGCCTGACGTTGTGCAACCTCTGCCTGTCGGGCTGATAGCACCTTGTCAAACAAATCTGAATCAAGCCGAATGGCCTTCTCGTAGGCGTCCTCAAGCGTTTCAGCCACCCCAGATTGGAGCAACTGAATCATCGTCGGACGCGCTTCCTCGAAGTGTTCAGCCGTCATTGAGAAACTGTTGATTTCGTTTAGCAGGGTCTGGTTTTCGGCCATCTCCTGCTGCTGCTTCCACCCCATGACCTCGCCACGGACGGTGTTCAGTTCGTTCTGCAACTGATACACCATCGGGTCGATGGAGGGTTGGGCGGCCTGCTGACCACCCTGCATGACTTGGTTAAGGTTGATGCCGTAGGACGCAGCCAACTGCGTCAGGTACTGCATCTTCTGCGCCGGGGGGCTGTTACGCAGCGTGTAGTCGGCCTGCGCGAGAGCGGCAACCGCCTGCTCCGGCTTCAGGCCAAGCCCCTGAATGGTCGGCAGGTACGGCTCCAGCGCCTGATTCATCGCATCGGCAAACTGCGCCTTTGAGAGCAGCGGCTCCACGCCGCGCTTCATCTGTTCTTCGCGCTGCCAAGCGTATTCCTGAATCTTGGGGTCGGCCTTCGACCAGTATTCGTGATATTCCTTTTTCCACGAGGCAGGCGGCTTGCGCCACACGGGTTCCTCGGCAGGTTCAGCAACCTGCGGTTCCTCGACCTGCTTCTGGGCAAAGCGCCCCTGCTCATCCCGTCCCTGCGGCGGGGTGTCCTCGGCCTGCTCAAACTGCTGTTCGAGCAACTCCTTGCGGTCGAGCGTCTCTGCCTGTGGGGCTTGTTCCATTACCGTCTCCTGTGGGGGTCGTGGGTAAATCGGATTTCATCGCGCAACCGCGACAACAACTTGTTCGCATCCGAGTGGGTCATGTTCGCCAACTGGTGGCGCAACACATCCACTCGGCTGTTCTGGGGTTTGGGTTTGCTCACGAACTTGGTCGGGTCATCGTTGCCGACCTCGACGCAACCGTTAGCCTTGAGGTGCCGACGATGCTGGGAGCGCGAGGTAATCATGCGCCCGTCAATCATCGACTTGTACGGCGCGATGTCGGGGACAACGTAGTGATAGCGCCCACGCTCGTCGCGCTTACGCTCCACAAACTCGCCGTCAACCATCACATAAGTTCGTTTCATAGCAGCAACAATACTTCTTCGTCGTCCATTTCCTGATGCTCTCGCATCAGTCTCTCCACCCTGTCGATGTCGCCTAACAGCGCATCCCAGTTAATCGTGGGTTGTGCGATGTTAACAGTTAAATGCGGTTCAACAATCCTCTCTGCAATCTCTGGGCGTGCTTCGTGCAGTTGCTCGTAAACCGAGATTAACTCTTGCTTGCGCCTTTCACGCCTTTCTTGCTCTTCTTCCCACCGCTTCTTGCGGTTCTTGTCGCCTTCGTGGGAGTCGCTGATGACGATGATGGGCTGGACGGAGGCGGTGAGGGTGCCGGTGGCTCCGGTCGCTTCCACACCGGCAAGCGCAACCTCTCCTTGAAGGCCGACAGCACCTGTCGCGCCAGATGCTCCCACACCAGAAAGGGCAACCTCGACCGAATCGGTTTCATCTCCGACGACTCCGACGGCAGAGACACCCGTAAGGCTCGCCTCAAGGCTTGCTCCGACGCTTCCCGCCGCGCCCGTTGCAGAATTGCCCGAGAGCGTGACGCTTTGCTGGGTGCCGAGGCTACCGACGCCGCCTGTTCCGGTGACGCCTGTGACCGGGAGGCTGTCCCATTGCGCGTCATCCCATGTACCTGTGTCCCACGGCCCCTTCGCCACGGCTCATCACACAATCCGCATCAGCGCGGTAGAGGCATCGTTAGTCGGCATGGTCAGGATGAAATTACCCGCCGTGACCGTCTGCGCCCCGAAGGTGTAAACCGCGACCGACTTGTCGGCCTGCGTGCTGTTGTAAATCAACACCGCGTCAAACGCCGTCGTCAGGGTCACCGCCGAATAAGTCAGCGAGGCAGAGGGCGTCCAATACGCCGTGGTTCCGCTTGAGGTGGGCGCTGTGGCGTTGGAAACGGTGATGCCGCCTGCGCTATACCCCGCGCCCGACACCTCTCCAGAGGCGTTATAGGCGGTCGTGGCAGCGTTAACGGTAGCCGTGGCCTCGTAGAGCGCAGCCTTGAAGGTGTCCTTGTTGGTGTTTGCCCGAGTTGGCGGGGTGCCGATGGCGTGAACGCCGCCGAGGATTTCGACCTTGAACGAGGTACACATTGCCTGCGAGTTAGGCATCAGAGTTTCTCCGTTTCGCCAAAGAGGGCCGGGACTTGCTTTAGGTGAACATGGACAGACCGATGCACCATCTCGCCCTCGTGCCAGTATTCCACCCACCGGGTGTGTTCGTGGTCGTTATCGACCTCGCCTTCGCGCTTATCTAAAAGCGACTCGTCCATCATCCCTTTCGTCGTCGTAATCATTGCAGGCGCGGCTCCAGTTCAAGGGTCTGCTGCACCGCCTCCACGCCCACCGCACGGCCATCAGGGCCGCGCACGATGCGCTTGGGAGCCGTCAGCGTGGCAAGGGCAGTACGCACGCCCTTCATGTTCTCGTCGTTAGACGATGCCATCTGGCCGTAGAGCGCCACGAGGTTCTGCATCGCCTGCCTTACCTCGCCGCCCATGTCCTGCATGACGCGCTCGGTGACGGCTTGCTGCTGCTCCAGAGCGGGGATGTCGAGGCCGGGGTTGGCAGAGATACGGGCGACCATGACCTTCGTGGCAGCGTCCAAGTCGGCCTTGTATTTCGCCATCTGCTGTTCGGCGGCGATTTTCTGCTGTGCAAGTTGCGCCTCAAACTGCTGCTTCATCTGCTCCAGTTGCTGGTCGTTCTGCGCCTTGAGCGCCTCAACCTGCGCCGCCTGCTGCAACTTAGCCTGCTCAATCTGCATGAGCATCTGCGACTTGGCCTGTTCAGCCTGCGCCTCCATCTGCGCCTGCTGCATGGCGGGGTTCTCACGCGGCTGCGCGGCCATCTGCTTCAACTGCTCCGTCGCAGCGTCAATCGTACCCTCAAGCGGACGCGCCGCCTTAAACGCCTGCACGCCGTACTTGAGCAAGTCCATCATCACCGGGACAAGTTCCGGCGAGGCTTGACCGACCGGCAGCGCCTGTTGCAAGAAACCGCCGAAGGCTTGCAGGAACTGGAGCCTGTCCTGCTTTTCTTGCGCCTCGTCAATCTGCACAAGGCTGTCAGCGGCAATGTCGATGCGGAAGTTACGCAGCGGCTTGTCGCGGATGAGTTGCAACGCCTGCGGGATGAGCGCCTTGTCGGCGTCCGACATCTGCTCTGCGGCAGAGTAGGCGAGGATGGTCTGCGGCTGGTACCGCATACACATGACCTGCGCCTTCAACCGGATGAGTTCCGTCGCAAAAAGCGCCACGTCCTCCTGCATCGACCGCAGGCGCAGGCCCGCGTACTGCCCCTTGATTTGCTGCGCCGTGGCCGTTTCCGAGGCCGCAGACTGCCCACGGATGATGTCGGAGATGCCCGTGATTTCGTATATCTGGCCCTTGATGTCGGCGCGCGCTTGATAGCATTGGATAAGCGCCTGCGCGATGGTGTCGAGCGGCAGCAGGTCGATGCTGCCCTTGAGGCCGCCCTTCTCGCCAAACGCCGCCCACTTGTCCACCGGGATGAGGGCGTTGTTGTCGCCCTCGGTCATCAGGCGCTGAAGCGCAGGCTGCGAGGCGTCATATACGCCGCGCACACGCAGCGCCTTTACCAACCCGTCGATGCGGTCGGAGAGGATGTCCAACTCCATCGCTTGGTCTTGGTACAGCACGAAGTCGGGGACGGGGACGAGGTTGTCCGAGGTCGTCGTGG